AACCGCATGGGTACTGAGTACATCGCCCAGCTGCCGCCGGGCTATGACGACCGCACGCGCCTCGCGCTGAACGACCGCAACCAGGTGGTGGCCACGCACCCCGAGCACCCGCCCCTGCTGCTCGGCGCCGACGGCCGCTGGCTTGTGCTGGTGCCGCACCCGGTGCATACTGCGCTCGACTCTAGCAACGGCTAGAACGACGCAGAGCACGATCTCCTCCTAAGTGCTCGCCGCCTTTACGTTTTGCGACAGGCGGAATATACATTATGCGTCTCGAAGGCAGGGTTTTTCCTATAGCGTCTGCTAAAGTTTCGTGTACACTCTGCTGCATCAAGTCGTCAACCAGGAGTCCGAAATGAGCTACTACACCAACCGCCGCTACAACCCGCCCGCCGACGTCTATCGGGCGAGCACGCTGATCGGCCAGCACACCGGCAAGAACGCGTGGACCCCGCTGGCGCAGAACCCGGCGATCGACGCCGACCTGCAGCAGTTCCGCAGCGATCGCTCGACCAGCCCGGCGGCCGACGCCGTGCGCGAGCGGCTGAACATCAAGTGAGCACGATGCACGGGCCAAGTGCCCGTGCTGCCGACCTTCAACCCCTTGACCTAAGAACGACTATGCGAACCGCCACCTACAACGACCTCGCCTTCTTTGCGTTCTTGATCCTATCGGGCGTCTGGTCCGCCTCTGGCGGACTGACCGGGTGGGTGCTTGGGTTGGTATGGCTCGCGCTGGCCATAGCGACCTACATCGACAACAAGCGCATGCATGCAGCAAGCACACCCCAACCCGCTGACGCCGAAGGCGCCGGCCCCACGACGTAACAACGACTATGCGAACCGACCAGGAAGTGATGTACCGCTACGAGAACCACGCCGACGTGGTGCTGCTCGAGCGCTACCCCGTGACGAAGCGCACGCCGCGGGCGCCGTAGGTTTCAGGGGTGACGAAGGCCCCGATCATTGAGGCGGGCACGGTGGTGGTCATGGTCGCACGTCCTTGTGCGGGGTAAAGGGTCAGGGCATGAGCACGGCCTCGGCCGCACGACGGCGCACCAGGCCAGGCAGCACGCGCCCGCCCCCGCGCACCCACTTGACGAGCTCCTCGCGCACGCCGTCCCAGTCGCCCGCGTCCACGCGCCGGCGCAGCGTGCTGCCACGGTAGCGGCCCACGCCCAGGTTGTAGGCGAAGTCGGTGAGCGCGCCCAGGGCCCTGGGCCGCGCCAGGAGGCCCGGTGAGGCCTTCAGCACGCCGGGCAGGTAGGTGGCCCGCAGCTCGTGCTGCAGCCAGGCCTCGGCGGTCTCCTGGCTGATCGGCGGGTCGTCCATCGTCACCCGTGTGCCGTCGGGCTTCCAGACCGTGCCGTAGCCGATGGTGGGGTAGCCGGCCGGGCAGATGTAGGGTCGCAGCCGCAGGCCCTCGAAGGGCCGGCACAGCGCCGCGGCGACGTCGACCGCCTCACTGACGGGACCGCTCATAGACGCGCCCGACGAACCAGAAGGACAGGATCATGTTGAACACGGCCAGGTCGTCCTGGCCCCACATGCTGACCAGCACCTCGCGCCAGTTGCCGCCCTGCTCGATCGCGATCAGGTACGAGGCGAGCTTGACGCCGGCGTAGAGCGCGAGGAACAGGTAGGTGACGGTCGGGCGCACCAGCGCCGAGATCGCCGCCACCAGCGAGCCCGCGGCCTGGGCAGTGGCCGACTGCTCGCGGATCGCCGCGCCCATCGCGTCGAGCTCGGCCGTCTGCAGCTGCACGTCGGCCTGGCGCATCGCGATCTCGCCGCGCACCTTGGCGAACTCCATCTCGGCCTGCGTCATGCGCAGCTCGTGCTCGCGCTCGGCCTTGCGGTCGATCAGCTTGAACACCTCGGGCGCCAGGCGCAGCACCCCACCGAACACGCCCCCGAGCAAGGTCTCGATCATGTCACTTCCCCCAGTGCGTGGCGACCCACGAGATGAGCCCGCCCAGCATCGACGCGATCGTCATGCCGGCCCAGAGCCCGCCCTTGCTCTTGTTGGCCATCTCTAGCAGCGTGCGCACGTCCTGCTGCAGTGCGGTCACCTGGGCGCGCAGGGAGTGAACCTCGGCCTCCAGGCGGCCAAACTCGCGGGGGTCGATCTCGGTCATGCTTCGGCCTACCGGTCAGAGGGTCGCGGCGTGCGCGAAGAGCGCGTCGAGTTGCTCGTCGTCCAGGCCCAGGGCCGCGGAAAGCTGCAGCACCCACGGGCTGTCGCGTCGCACCTCGGTGGCGTACTCCCACTCGATCTCTGCTGCCGCTCGGGCCGTGGCGTCGGGGATCGCCGCGATGGCGGACGACACCTGACCGAGCAGGCCGGCGCCCAGCAGCGCCAGACGCGCCTGCCGCATTGCGACGAGCGTGACCGGCGGCGGGGGCGGCGGCGGGTCGGCGGGCTCGGGGGTGTTGCCCTCGGCCAGCCAGCGTTGGTAGGCCGCATAGTCGCTGTTCGCGGGGTCTGCGGGGATGAAGGCGTTGTCCGCGAGGCGGCGGATGGTGGTGGTGTGGGTGAGTTGGTACATGGTCAGAGTTCCGCCGAGAACGATTCCGTTTGATTTACCGTGGATGCCAATCCTGCCGTCGCCGCTTCAACACTGGCGCTTACAAAGGTGCGATTTAGATCCTCAATGCCTAGACCCGCCCATGCTGTGCTTGACGCCCTTACGTTTGTAAGAATCCCAGCCGTAACGACTGTGCGCGTAGGCGTGGCGCGCATCTGCACCGGGAATGGCATTGGCACACTTACTGCCCGAGTGGCTCCAGCGTTGGCGTAGCCCTCAACGTTGAATTCGCTGAATATGTGGAAATACCGCTGACACAGCGCCAGCTCGACCCCATACGGCCGATGCTCGAAAGGCGTGGCGGCGCTGCCGACTTCAAGCTGGACGCCGGTGATGGCGAAGATGTTGGTGTTGCTGTCGAGGCAGTTGACTTGGTTGGAGGTGGCAAAGAAACTGCCGGTCTGCCACGCGCCTGCGGTGGTTTGATTGGTAGTGCCACAGGCAAGCGCCCAAGCAATGCCCAGGCCGATGCCGTTTGTCCAGTTCCATGTGCCTGCCGTAATAAGGCCGCCACTTACTGTGACGGTTTTGTATTCCCAGGTATTCGCCGCGTTGACCGTGTATTGCGCAACATAAGACCTGTCGCCAATGTTTCGGACAGAGACGCAGTGCGTGCCTGTTTTGCTGGATCGAACCCAGAATGACAGAGTGAATGTGCGGCCGATCAGATCGCGAGCATTGAAGCCTTCAACCAGTTGCCTAACAGCATAAATGTCGCTCGCGGCAATGCTGGTGTCTGCGGTCGTGACCGCATATCTCAACGAGGATTGAAACTCGTTGCTGCTTGGGACATCGGATTGCTGAGATGCAGTGATAACGCCAGCGCCAGACTGCACATGCTGGTATCGGTCCAGCGAGTATGCGTCGTTGGCAATCGCAGCAAAACTCGTCCCCCGCTGCGCAATCTCCATCTTCCCGTTGATGATCTTGTTGCGCATGCCGGCGAGCTGGCCGGTGGCGTTGGCAAAGTCCTGACGCATCAGCGGGAAACCGCCCGCTGTCGCGCCGTCGTGCACGACGACGGTGGCCTTCGTCGTGTCGACGGTCAGCTCACCCAGTGCCCCGGTGAAGGTTGCATGCTCTGCAGTGGTGCCGCGGCGGCGCTGAATGACGGTTGCCATTGTGTGTCCTCAGACGATTGAGCCGTAGTCCTGGGTGCCGACCTGACCCAGCGGGATGGCCTGCGAGTAGCGCACCAGAACGTTGTCGGTGCCCGCGGGTGGGGCGGATGTGAACGACAGCGCAGTGCCAGACGTCCAGTCGAAGTCGATGCCGGGCGTCTGAACGACACCCGAGATGGAGACCATCAAGTTGTTGATCGAGCCAGGGTTTGCGCTGAGCGTGAAGCCCGTCGTCGCACCGTCCCCACTGAACACGTCCGACACCGCCGACGAGTAGGCCACGCTGGTGGTTAGCGTGACGAGGTCGATGTTCTGCAGCCCCGAGCCCGTCGGGTTCCACCCGATGACGTTGTTGGCCTGGGGGCTGGGCAAAGAGCTGTCGATCGACGTGGACGACACCGGCACCTTGAGCGCACGGCCAACAGCCTCCTGCACCTGCTGGATCTGGATCACGACTCGGTCGAACGTGTCCTCGATGACGCGCGCGTTGAACGCGCCGCCGCCCAGCAAGTCGGTCGTCTGCTCGTAGGGCAGATCGCCGACGATGGTCAGCCTCTGACCTACCTGCAGCGGCGAGCCGCTGAGCGGGTAGGTGACCGTGCCGCCGGGGGCGTTGTCCTGGTCGACGTTCAGCGTGACGCTGTAGTCGCTGTTCAGCACCAGCTCGACCTCGAGACCCGACACGCCGGTCCTGACGACGCGCAGATCGCTCGCGTCGAAGGTCTTGAAGCTGAACGAGAACGTCGTGGTCACGCCGTTGCCGAGGAACGGGCCCGCGCGCCGCGAGGTCGATGGTACGGTCATGGTGCGACTCCTCGCAGGATGGTATGCGCCAGCACCCGATGCACGGACACGCTCAAGGCGCGCGCGACTCAGGGCTGGCCGTGCCGGTGATCAGGCCGCGCGCCAGGTCGGCCAGGCCCTCGGGCTCGATGCGGCCTTGGGCCACGCCCGCGGCGTAGCCGATCGGCCTGGCCAGGGCGTAGACGGGCACGCCGGTGGCGACGCTCACTAGGGTGGCGGCGTCGCGGACGGCCTTCTGCGCAGACCCGTCCTCGACGATCGCCTTGTAGACCGACTGCGGTGCGCCGACGCTGGACTCGAGCAGGCTCACCGCGGGCGACAGGCTCACGCGGTCGTCGAGCGGGTTGTCGTTGAAGCGCTGCATGCCGGCCACCGCGAACTGGCCCGCGATCGGGATCTGCGCGAGCAGGCCCTTGGCCGTGCCCATGCCGAACACCTCGGCCAGCCAGTCGTCGAGGTAGCCGTCGTCGTCTTCGTCCTCGGGCCCGCCACGGAACGCGAGCGCGATCGCCTCGGCCACCCAGATCGGCACCATGAAGCCCATCATCACGATGTAGAGCGCCCGGCCCGCGCCCTTCTTGAGGCCCACCTCGCCGGCTAGCTGCTTGAGCGCCGTGCCGTTGGTGTTGGCCATCATGTTGAAGTAGCCCACGAACTGCGTGAACACGCGCGCGTAAGCCGGGCCCGTCTCCAGGCGGCTCACGTCCTCGGGCAGCGTCGAGCCCTGGGTCTGGCGCACGGTCGAGTCGGCGAAGCGAATCGCGTCGTCGTTGCTCATGCCGTCGGCCAGCGCCTGGTTGTAGGCGCCCGTCCAGACGATGGGCGAGAGCACGTTGTCGAGCGCGGTCTGCAGGAAGTAGGCGTGACGCATGCTGAAGTCCTGCGCGCGCTCGAACGTCGAGGGCTTCAGCAGGATCGCCTGCATCTGCTCATTGAGCACCGCCACCTCGTTCTTGGCGCGGTCGTCCATGTAGGGCGAGGCGCCCCAGACGGCCTGGCTGAACTTGACCGGGTTGGCGACGTACTGCGCCACGGCGCGCATCAGGATGCTGGGCTTGACGCGCACCGCGGCCGTGCTCAGGCCGGTGATCTGCTGGATCGCGTTCGAGACGTTGGCGAACATGAGCGCCATGCCCGCGCGGGCGCGGATGAGCCCGGGCAGGCGGGCCCACTTGCCGGTGCCCACGATCGGGGTCTCGACGATCTGCTGCGCCGAGCGCTGCAGCCAGGGCTGCAGCATCGACTCGATGGCCGCCGGCTGGATGCGGTCCAGGGGCTGGCTCACGGTCTTGCGCGTGAGCAGCTTGCGCACGTCGCGCGCCGGGTTGGTCATGTGCGAGAAGAGCAGCACCTTGTCGAGGTGCTGCGATAGCGAGCGCAGGTCCAGCATCAGCGGCCGGTTGTACTCTGTGCGGGCCATCGTGAAGCCCTTGGCCGGCTGCGGGAACGCGAAGGCCATCGAGTTGTTCTCTTCCTCGGCCAGCTTGCGCAGCGCGTTGTCCTTCACCAGGCGCGTGTCGACCTGGGCCGGCACATAGCCGCCGCGGCGCGTGACGCCGAAGGGGTCGACGAAGGCGTCGGCCGTGACCTCGCTGAAGAACCGGCCGAAGGCGTCGCGGTGCGCCTTCTGCGCCAGAGGCTTCGTGTCCTCGAGCAGGTCCCACACGCCCTGCACGAAGTCGAAGTGCGCGCGCTCGAGCTTGCCCTCGTTGACCAGGCGCCGCAGGAACGTGTCCCACGCGGTGGTGTCGAGCGTGCCGTCGGCGTTCTCGAAGGCCCAGCCGCGGCCAAGCAGCAGCTTGCGCTTGTTCGACTCGTTGCCGGTGTGCGCGATCGCGTGCAGGATCTCGTTCATCGCCGTGCCCGCGGTCGAGCCTGGCGTGCCGAAGGTGTAGCCGAACTCGGGCGCCTCGATCACGCTGTCGCCCACGATCGGCGCCAGGTTGTCGACCAGGGCCTGGAAGCGCTTGCGGTACTCGATGCGGTCCTTGCGGTAGCGGTCGGCCGCGTCCTTGATCGGCTGGAACACGAAGCGCAGGAACGGGCCGCCGTACTTGCCGTCCATGCCCTCGGCCCACTGCTCGACGCGGCGCAAGAACGCGATGCCCTGCTTCAGGAAGAGCCCGCGCTCCTCGGCCCGGGTGACGGCCATGCCCTCGCCCGGGATGCGGTCGGGGATGCCGATCTCCTCCATGCGCGCGAAGAGCTCCTGCGCGACGTCGTCGATGTCGAGCAGGTTGCCGTCCACCTCCATCTGGCGCGAGCGCTTGGCCAGGAACCACATGGCGCGGATCTGCTCGTGCAGGCCCTGCAGCTCCTCGAACGTGAGCGCCTCCAAGGGCTGCGCGTTCTGCGTGGCCGCGGCCATCATCGGCGCCACCGCGTTGAAGGTGTCCGGGTCGTTCTTCTGCAGCACCTCCAGGTAGGCCGCGGCGCCCTTGCTGGCCGGGCTCTGCACGCCGTAGGCGGCCAGCACGGCGCGCGCCGCGTTGACGATGTCGGGGTCCCTGCCCTTCTCGACCGTCTTCTCGTCGTTGCCCTTGGTGACCCGGGCGAAGAACTCGAGGATCTTCTTCGACTCGGCCGTGGCCTCCAGCGCCGCCTTGGCCGCGGCGTTGTTGAGCATCTGGTCCTGCTTGGCCTGCACGGCGGCCTGGGTGTCGCCGGCCATCGTGGCCTCGGTCCAGCGCTTGCCGGCGCGGCGCTCGGCGGCGGTGTGCTTCCAGGCGGTGGCGCGCAGGTCCTTGAGCGGGGTGCGCGCGATCACGTTGGCACCGAACTGCTTGGCCGCCTCGACCAGCACGTTGACCGTCATGCGCGCGCCGCGGGCGTTGACCTGTCCGGTGTCGGCGCGCTCGCTCAGCATCTCCTGCTGTGTGCGCAGCTCGGTGGCCAGGCTGCGGGCCCGGGCCTCGTTGTGCACCGCCTCGTTGGCGGCCTGCTGGATGGCGCGCTCGTCGATTAGGTCGCCGTGCTCCTCGAGCATGCGCTGCTCGACCAAGCCGTCGATGGCCTCGCGCTTGTCGCCGAAGAGCTCGATCGCCCGGTACATGGCCTCGACGCTCGGGTAGCTGAAGGCGTCGGCGATCGCGGCGATGTTCATGTCGGCCGCCACCGGGTCGGCCTCGAACTCCTTCTCGGCCTTCTCGATCGCGGCCTTGGCCAGCACCTCGGGGCGCTGGTCGACCTCGGCCGTGACCTGGGCGCGGATGGTTTTCTCGATCTCGCGCGCCTCGCGCTTGAGCTTGGCGATGACCTTGTCGCGCGCCTTGACCGCCCACTTCAGGTCGGCGATCGAGCGCTTCTGCAGGCGCTCGGCCGCCTCGCCGTCGGCCTGCTCGTCGGGCATCAGGCCCGCCACCTCGTTGGCCTGCGCGATCTGCTCGTCGGTGGCCAGCATGCGGTCCATGACGCGGCGGATGTCGTCGTTGAGTTGGATGTTGGGGCCGGCGGGCGGGTCACCCTGAGCGAGCGGCGTGTCAACGACAACCTCTGTCGGGTGGGGCATTTCGCCCCGGTCTTGCGCGGCTTGCGCCCTTTCGTTCACGATCTCGTTCGCCACAAAGAGCGCGCGCTCGACCGAGTCAAAAGGTTGAGACCCCAGTATGCGTTCGCGCGGTTGCCCTGCGACGCGAGCGTAGATCCAGTACTTTCCTTCGCGGTTAGCCTTGACCGTCAACGTGGCGATGTTGCCTGCGGTTTGCGCTGAAAGTCTTTTCGCAGTGCGTTTGCCGCCGGGGTACTCCTCTGGCAGAAACTCACCGCCAGCGTAATACCTTCCAGAGACAAAGATGCCGCCGCTCGGCGCTCGACCCCCGCGCCCGACTTCCACAGACGGTATATCTGCCTCGCCCTGCCCCAGCGTCTCACCGCCAGGCTGGGCCACACCGCGCTGCGCCAAGAACTGCTTGATCGACTGGTAGACCGACTTCAGCCAGGCCGCGAAGCGCCGCATGACGGGCTGCAGCTCGACGCTGGGGGCCTTGCCCTCCATGACGTACTGCTCAATGCTCTCGGCCCAGCGCTCGTGGTAGGGGCGCTTCTCGTCCAGCGTGAACGACGCCCACTGCTCGGGCGTGACGCCGAACCAGGCCAGGACCTTGGCGTAGTCCTCGGCGATCTGCTGCGGGGCGCCAGGCTGGCTGGCGACGTCGGCCAGCACTTCGAGGAAGAAGTGCCCGGTCTCGTGGAAGAACGTCGAGAGGTCCGCGTTGGGGTTGAGGACCAGCTCCAGCGTCTGCGGGTTGAAGGTGCCGCGGGGGCCCTGTTCTAGGACTCCGGTGTCGGGTCCTGCGGGCTCGGGGCGCTGCGCATCCCCGCCGAGTACATCTCCACCGGGTTGTCCGCTGGCGGTTTCTCGTACCTGGCGATCTGCGCCCTCAAGCCCTGCACGAACGGGTTGTCCGGTCCACTGCGGGCCTCGGACTCCGTCAGCGCCTCCTTCAGCAGTTCCAGTTGTGAGGGCATCGATCTTCTCCTGGTACTCGGCGCTGAACGCCACCTGCGTGTCGTACCAGAACTGACCGGCAAACGACACGCCTTCCACCGAGGCGGACACCCGCTCGGCCAGCGCCCGGAGCTCGGACGCTTTGGCCTTGATTTTATCAGCAAGTGCTACATCGTCCAAACCGCCGAAGTCGTCCATGCCGTAGCGCTGCTCGAACTCGGGCACGTACTGCAGACGCACGCCGACGGCGGCCGGCATCTCGCCGGCCATCGTGTTGGCGAGACGCCGACCGTCGACGATGACGGTCAGGAACTCGACGCCTTCCTGCGCCAGGTCGGCTAGCACCTTCTCCAGCTTCTCTGCGTCCGCAGCGCTGCGGAAGTAGATTTCGACGCCCGGCCGGTGGCGCTGGTAGTCGACCGCTTCGTTGGCGCGCAGCACCCTTGACAGAAACGTGCTGTCCTGGCGCGCAGCCTGCGCCTGGCGCAGCATCTCCAGCCACAGCGCGTTCGCGTCGTAGCCTTCGCGCGCCACCACCTCCAGGTCCAGCGAGCGCTCGATGCCGCCGTAGCGGCCCTGCGTCGACAGGGCCTTCGCACCGAGCACGGTGCTGCCGTCGTCAGGGGCGTAGACCGCCAGGCGGACTGCTTCGGCCAAGCGCGCCATGTCGGCGTCGGTGGGCACGAAGTCGACGCCTTGCGTGTCCTTCGACATCTGGATCGACAGGCCGCCGACGAAGCGGTCCACCTCGCGCTCCAGCGCGGCGAGCTCAGCCTTGGCCGCGACCTTGCGGGCGTTGAACGCTTCCAGGCGGGCCTTGGCGCGCTCGACGTTGCCGATGAGGCGCGTGGCTTCGACGGGCGGGCGCACGATTCGGCCGAGCTCGATCATGCGCTTCTTGGTGCCCTTGACCTCGCCGCTTTGCAGCTTGCGCAGCTCCGCGATCTCGGCCTCGTGCGCGCGCTCGTGATCCTCGATCATCTTGAGCGCTTCGGTCGTGTCCTGCCCGGCGGTGACCAGGTCGGAGGTCGGCGGCGAGGCGTCGATGATGCTGCGCAGTTCCTTCACCCGCGCCTGCTGCGAAGTGCCGGTCAGGTTCGCTTCGAGCTCGAACGAGCCGCCCTCGCCCGCCGCGCTGGTCCAGTCGTTGACCGTCCAGACTTCCTTCTCGACGAACCACACGACGGCTTGCAGGTCGTCGTCGTTGGTCTTGGCCAGCACCGGGTCGGTGTTGAGCTCGGGATCGTTGCGGATGTCGCGCGCCGCTTTGGCGAAGACGTCCTGGCCAAAGCCGAACTGCAGCGTCGTGGTGGCGTCCTCGCGCATCTCGCCCGACACGCCGGTCTCGGCGACCGAGGGGATGCGCCGGCGCCCTGCCAGGCGCTGCAGCATGCGCGCCGCCCACACGTCGATCGTGGCGCGCTGGCGGAACCCGATCAGGTTGCCGCTGAAGTTCAGCGCCTTGGGCGCGGTGCCGCCGCGGGTGATGTCCGGGTCGGCATTCTTGACCACGCGCCACAGGTCGACCATCGCGCGCGCCACGTTGCGCCCGTTGAAGCCGTACTTCGAGCCCGACTCCTTCTTCGGCAGCAGCGCGTCCGGGAACTCGCGCGCGGCGCGCAGCGTGGCCAGCTTGGTCTTGTACTCGGGCAGGTCCTTGACCGCCTTCTTGCTCAGCCCCTCGGCCTGGCGCTCGTTGAACCAGGACCGCAGGTCGGTCTCCAGCGCGTCGACGCGGTCGAAGTAAGCTTCCCACTGGACGATGAGCTGATCGAAGTCCCCGCGGCTGGCGCGGCGCAGCGCGTCGACCGCGTTGAACCAGTTGTCGCGCACCGGCGTGTTGGGGCTAGTCGCGCCCAGCAGGTCGGCGAACAGGTCACCCAGGCCGCCGAACTCCTGGCGCAGGCGCGTGCGCATGGCCTTGTACCAGCCGGCCTGCGCGAGGATGTTGCGGGCGTTCGCGTCGCCTCGGGCGGCGCGCTTGAACACCGTGCGCACCTCCTCGACCATGCTCCGCGCCACCGCGTTGACGCGGCGCGTGTAGTTGGCGGTGCCGGGCTCCAGCGACTTGCCATCGGCGTCTGCGCTGAACTGGTACGAGATCGTCTTGTACTCGTGCATGACCTTGCGGTCATCGCCGGTGCCCTCGACGACGGTGCGCGAGTAGGTGAGTGGCTCCCAGCCCTGAGCCACCGGGTGCGCCATCTTCGTCTTGCGCACGGCCGCTTCGATCTCGGCCACGGACACGCCGGTGGCCGCGGCCGAGGCGTCGATCGCTGCGCGCTCCTCGGCGCTGATCATCGAGCGCTCGGCCGTCTCGCGGATGCCGCGCGCGGCCACCATCTGCAGCCGCTCGACGGCGGCCTGCTCGTAGGCCGGCGCCTGCGTGCGCGACTCGAAGTCGCGGATCAGCCCGTCCTTGTAGAGCCGGCCCTCGCCCTCGAACACGCCGGCCGCGGCCAGCGCCTCGTACTCGGCGGGCGCCAGGCGCTGCAGGATCTCGCCCCAGCGCTGGCGCGTGAGCTCGCCTCCGGGCAGGTCTCGGCGGGCGCGCAGTGCGTCGGCGACGACGTCGCGGCCGGCGGCCGGGCGCTGCGCAGGCGCGGGCACCACGCGGCCCTGCGTGCGCCCCATTGGGCCCAGCACCTCGGCCTGGAACGTCTGGTCGCCGAGCATGATGACCTGGCCCGACTGCGTGCCCTCCATGCGCGTGAGGTAGCCCGCGAACCCGGCGTCGAGCACGGCCGACTCGAACCCGAGTTGGTCGCGCCCGGTCTTCAGGCGCAGCGGGTCGGCGTCGGCGTCGTAGACGTTGTCGAGGTTCACGCGCTGCGCGCGCCCACCGACACCGGCCTCGGGGTTGATGCCGGTGCCCTTGTCGACGTAGAAGTAGCTGCGCTGGCGCAGGCGACGATCGGCGGCGTTGAGGTACTGCTCGCGCGCGCTGCCTTCCAGGCCGGTGCCGAACGCCGACGTGATGATCGTCGGCCGGTCGGCCTTGGAGTAGTGGAAGCCCTCGATGCCGTCGAGCCGGCCCAGGCGCGGCGCGTTCAGCACCCCCGTCTGCTGCCCGGGCGCCGCGCCCAGGATGCGCAGCGGGTAGCGCTGGAAGAACTGCTCGGCGGTCATGCCGAGACGCGAGCCGTAGGCGGTGTAGAACGCGCTGGCCCAGGTGGCGTAGCCCTCGTTGACCGCGTCCCGGAACCGGCCCGTGGCGGCGAGCTGGCGCTTCACCTCAGCCTTCACAGCCTCCTGCGAGGCGCGCGCCGCGGCCTGGTCCTGCGCCTGCTGGATGACGCGCTCGGCCTCCTGCTGCAGGAACACCTGCGCCTGCTCGCCGGCGGTCTGCGCCTCGAACGCGCTGGGTGCGTCGGGCGAGGTGCGCGCGTGCTGCGTCAGCGCCTCGGCCAGCGGCGTGCCGGGCGCGACGGTCAGCGCGTCGGCGACGTTGATCTCGACGGTGTCGCCGGTGGCTGCAGCGACAGCGATGCGGTCGCGCACCGAGGCCGGCAGCACCGCCAGCGCCTCGGGCGGCAGTTGGTTCAGCACCTCGCCGTCGACGTACACCTTCGCGTCGCCCGACATCTGGCCCATCAGCGCGCGGAACTGCTCGGGCGAGCGCTCGCGCAGCGCCGACTGGCCAGCCAGCTCGAACGCGCGCTGCAGGGCCTGGCCGGCCATGCCGGCGCGCTGCATGTTGGCGCCGTCGGCCGCCAGGCGCGAGATGGCAGCTTCCAGGCCCTTGACGACGGCGACGTTGCCGCCGGCGCCGACGATGGTCGCGACCAGGGTCTGCGCCGCCGCGCTCGGGCGCTCTTCAAGGTAGGAGCTGAACGGCTTGTCGGGGTTCAGGACCGCCCACTCGTTGAGGTCCTGCAGCACGGTGGCGATCTGCTCGCCGGGCACCTCCAGCGCGATCTGGCGGCCCAGGATCTGCAGGAACCCGGCGCCGGCGCGCACGTCCTTCAGCAGCGCACCGAGCGGCAGCTTCTCGGTGGCGTACTCGATCGCGGCCTGCGAGGTGGCGAACGGCAGCGCCTGCGACATCGGCAGGCCCTTCTCGCGCGCGTCCTGATAGGCCACGCCGCCGGCGCCGGCGGTCATCATCGTGAGGGCCGCGCCCTGGCCGCCGGGCAGGAAGGCCATCGGCAGGGCCAGCAGGTTCTGCGTCAGCGACTCGATGCCGCTGAAGAACCCGCTGGCGATGTTGCCGTCGGCCCGGGGGCGTGCCGCCTCGGCGGTGCGGCCGGCCGCCGCGCCCTGCATCGCGAACCCTTCGGCCAGGCGGCGCAGCGGGTTGCCGCCGATCGCGGTTACCGACTCCAGCGGGTCGAGCACCGGGGCGACGAGCTCCAAGCCGGCCTGGAACGTGCCGGCGGCGCCGCGGCTCGCGCGGAACACGCCGGCCTTGGCCGCACCGCCCAGGTCGCGCGCGAAGCGCTCGATCTGCCCCAGCACCCCGATGTCGTCCTGCGCCACCGTGGTAAACGAGGGGTCGAGCAGTTGGCGGGCCAGCACCGGGGAGTCGCGCATCATGCGCGCGATGTCGAGCGCGCGGGCGGCCTCCTTGCGGCGGATCTCCTCCAGGTTGCGCTCGACCACCGACAACGGCAGGCCGCTGGTCTGGCTGAGGCGCTGGCGCTCGGCCGCGAGGTCGGGGTCGTCCTTGAGCGCGCGCTCGACCGCGGCGCGCACCTGCGTCTCCTGCCGGCGCTGGTTCTCCTGCGCGATGCCCATGTAGGGGTTGGCGGCATCGGACGGCGGCGCACCGGCGGCGCGCTCACGGGCGAGTTGCAGGTAGTCGGTCATCGCTGCTGCGGGTTGAGCTGGCGGCGCAGGTCAATGAGCTGGCGCTGCCGTTCCTGCGCGTCCTGCAGCATGGCCTGGATGTCGCGCTCGTTGGGTTTGGCCTTCCTGCGCTCTTCGGCGATGTCGTCGTTGATCGCGCGGATCTCAGACTCCAGGTTGCGCACGTCGCGCTCGATGCGCGTGCGGTCGGCCGCCGACAGGCGCGGCGCGGCTGGTGCCGGTGCGCGCGCGGGGGCTGGTGCGGGAGCTGGCGCAGGAGCCGGTGCCTGCCGGCGGGCAAGCGCCGCAGCGGCCTGATCGTTGAGCTCCTGGCTGGTGCGATCGGGAGCCGGTGCGGGGGCGCGAGCAGCGGCTGGCGCAGGAGCCGGCGGTGCAGGAACCGGCGGTGCAGGAACCGATACCGACGGGTTGCCGCGACCCGCCGGCGCAGGGGCTGCGCCCTGCTGCCGCGCACGGTAGGCCGCCCACTCAGCCGCTGATGCGTAGGGGCTGGGTTGACCCGCGGGCGGTGCGATCGACGTGCCCAGCGTCACTGGCGCAGGGGCAGGCGCAGCCGGCGGCCTGGCTGGGGTTGGCGCGGCGCCCGGTGCCGGCGGCGCAACCTTGCGGCGCTGGCCCTCGACGAACATCTCGGCGATGTTCTGCTCGGTGATCGGCTGCCCGGTCTGGCGCAGCGCGCGGATGATCTGCTGGCGATCGGCCGCCGGGATCGACGACAGCAGCACCTCGCGGCCGTTGACGTTGACGTAGGCCTTGGCCAGCTCGTCGGGCGTGAGCAGCGCCAGCGCCTTGCGCGAGTCGCGGCCGAACTCGCTGACGTAGACCTTGTCCATCGCCACGGCGTCGATGATCTGTTGCTTCTCGTCGGCGGTCACCGGCTTGTTCTGGCGCTCCGCGGACATGGCGCGCACGCGGCGGTCGACCTCGCTCGAGAACCGGCCGGCGGTCTCGGGGTCCTTCTTCTTGTCGATGCCCAGGGCCACGAGCGCGGCGTCGACGCGCTGCGCGTCGGTGAGCATCGCGTCCTGCGTGGCGCCGCCCTTGCCGGCCTGGGTAGCGACGTCGATCAACTGTTCCATCTGCGCCGGCGCGATCTTGGTCGTGAGCGCGGTCAGGTTGACCTTCTCGCCGCGCGCTAGGCGCTCGCGCGCGTCGATGTAGACGGCCCAGTCGGTCTTGACCGGCTCGCCCGCGGCAGCTTGCTTGGCCTTCTCGCGCACGTGGTCCTGCAGCGTGACGCGCTCCTTGCCGTCCATCTGCACGAGCAGCGCCTCGGGCACCGCCCGGCCCTGCCCCACTAGCTGCCAGGCCTGGTCGCTCGCGATGCGCTCGCGCTCCTGCTGCGCAGCCATGGCCAGGGCCTGGTTCTCGCGCACGCGCTGCAGCGCCTTCTCGCGCACGGCCGGGTTCTCGATCTTGGCGACCTCGGCGAGTTGCTCCTGGAACGGGCGCGGCGCGAGGCTCGCGGCCACGCGCGTGGCCTCCTGGTTGTCGGCCTCGCCCTGCACCGCGGTGTCGATGCGCGTGCGCACGTCGAGCGGGATCGCGCTGCCGTACTTGAGCAGGTAGTCCTTGGCGGCCTGGGCGCCGCCGGGCCGGGAGGCCAGCGCCACGGCCACGTCGGCGTGGTACTTGGCAAGCTGCTCGTTGGCCATCGCCACGCCGACCTCGGCGCCGTAGCCCTCGCCGGCGGCGTAGGCGATGGCGCGGTCGCGGATCTGCGCGGCGGTGGTGGCGGCCAGCGCGTCGGCGTTGGCCGGGTTGACCAGGCGCCCCGCGTCGACGATGGTCTGGTTCTGCAGCGTGCGGAAGTTGACCTCGCGCGCGCGGCGCTTCTCGCCCTCGACGAACCCGAGCGTGTCGGCCTCGGCCTGCAGCATGAGCTGGCCGAGCGCGCGGTTGGCGATCTGCTTGGCCATCGGGCTGGCGTTCTGCCCGTAGGTCTCGGGGGCCTTCTTCCACCAGTCGGCCATCGCGGCGCTGTACTGGTCGGCCTGGTCGCCCTTGTACTGCTCGCGCAGCGCGGCGCGCTGGCGCTGGTAGTCGGTGCGAACCTGCAGCTCGAGCTTGAACGCCTCGTCTTGCGCGTCGCGCTCGATGCGCCGGTCGAGCATCTCGGCGCCGGCGGCCAGGGTCTGCGCCGTCTGGCGGGCCCCGCTCATCAGGTCGGGTGCGCGCTGGTAGACCGGGCGCAGCGCCTCGCTGCGAACCTGGGGGCCCTCGTAGGTGGGGATGCGGGGCATTACATCACCCCACCGCCGGCTGCGCTGCCGTAGAACCCTCTGACCGGGGGCTTGCGGTAGGTCGTCCACTTGTCAGCCACCGACGCAGCCGTGCCGAGCAGCGACCCGTAGCCACTTGAGCGCAGGCGCGATGCCTCCTCGCGCGCGGCGTAACTCTGGTTGGCGGCGTCGGCGCGGATCGCCCAGCCCTCACGCCGCGCGTTCATGCGCGCGGTGGCCGCGTCCTGCTCGGCGAAGAAGTCGGTCTGGTCGATCAGCTCGGCCGGCGTGCCCTCGGACAGATCAAGCCCGCGCGCGGCCATCATCGAGCGCTGCGTGCCGCGCAGCTGGGCGCCCTGGCGCTGGATCTTCTGCACGTCCTCCTCGCCGCGACGCTGCGCGTCGGCCGCGGCGCGGTCGGCCATGATCTGGTTGTTGCGCGCCACTTGCTCGGCAGCTGCCGCCTGATTCTGTGCACCGATGAACTGCGTCAGGCCCGACACCGCGGACATGCCCAGCTGCAGGGCCTGCATGCCGGTCAGGCCGGTGGCCGCAGTGGTGGCTGCACCGGCTGCCGCGGCAGCGCCACCGGCCGCGGCGGTCGCGCTCGCGATGCCTGCTGAGATGGACGACCCGATGGAGGCCAGGGCAGCGCCGATTGCAGCGAAACACATGGTCAGGCTCGCAGGTCGAAGGGGTGGAACAGCGCGCCGGTGGGCACGTGCAGCGGCGGGTGGATCGTGAACCCGAGACGCTTCAACCAGCGGATGGCGGTGCGGTTTTCGGCGTGCACCACGTTGGTCAGGTGCGGGTAGACCTCCAGCATCGCGGCAATGTAGCGGCGGGCCTCGCGCTGAAGGACACCGGGGTAGCGCGTCAGCGCATCGGTGCCGACCAGCCAGGGCACGCCGATCGGCGCGAGCACGGTGCCGCGTGGGTGCCGGCTGCAGCCGCCGATGGCCAGCAGCCGGCCGTTGACCAGCGCGGTGCGCGAGAAGTCCGAGGCGGCGATAGACCCGCGCAGGCCCTGCTCGACGTCGAACCCGAACGCGGTGGCCTCGGTGCGGTCCACGCCGCGCATCTCGCGCAGCATGCGCTCGACGTCACCGGACTCGACCGGCCGGATCTCAACCGCCGGTCGCGACATCCAGCGCGATCCCGAGCACCGTGAGCGGCAGCGGCTGGTCCTGACGCAGGCAGACCGACCCGTCGCTGTTCCAGGACGGGCCGATCGCGAAGCGCAGCTCGCCGGTCTTGAGCGCCGGCGGCGAGCCGTAGGGGTCGGTGTGGTCGCGCGCCGGGTACTCGGTGAGCTTGGCGAACGTGGGCCCGGCCTTCACCAGGTTGGACTGCGTGACGCGCAGCGCCACGCCGTTCACGTTCTTGCGCAGGTACTGGCCGGCCGCGGCCGCACCCTCGATGGCAAGCGGCAGCGTCTGCAGGTCGGAGCTGTAGGCCAGGCCGACGTGGATGGTCGAGTAGCTCGCGTCGAGCGTGACGCTGCCGCCCGAGACGGTGCGCGGCGGGTGCACCGCGCCGTCGGCCAGGATCTGCACGCTCTTGCCCTCGAGGTGCCACAGGCCGCTGACCGAGCTCACCGGGGTGGCGTCGTAGGTGAGGCCCGAGTCGACGAAGAACGCATCGGCCTGGTCGGTGAACTGGCGCGATTGCAGGCGCTCGACGTAGCGCACGCTGCGGCCGTTCACGGTGCGGCGCACGATTGCGTAGAGCACATCCTCCAGGCCCTCGCTGACCACGCACACGGTCTCGAACACGCCGTCGGTGGTGTGCTGGTGCCAGCCGTAGACCTGCTGCTCGGGCACGTGCGTCAGGCCGAGCAGCGCGCCGTCGGAGCGCACGCACCACAACGTCGGCACCGGGGCGCGGCAATAGGCCACGTCGGTGACGCTGTAGCCGTTGAACAGGTGCGGGGCCATGATCGACACGTCGATCGAGGCGTAGGCGCTCGACTCCCAGTTGTAGGCGAGCTCGCGGATGCGCGAGCCCTGGGCCTGCACGTAAAGCAGCGAGTTGGTCGTGAGCGCGGGCTGCACGTTGGAGGCGCCGCTGAAGCCCTGCGGCTTGACCGACAGACTGGTGGGCGTGATCGCCGGCGCGCTGTCGGCGAAGATCCTGAACTCACCGCCGGCGGTGAGCGCGATCAGGTCGGCCAGGGGCATCAGGTGCCGGATCGCGTTCTGCTGCTGCGCGGCGATGCGGAACTGCAGCGCGTCGTCGTCCTGGCTCGGCGTGCTTGAGGTCAGGTTCGACAGGGTTGCGTTGCGCGTGCCCCAGACGGTCTGCGGGGAGTTGACGGTGCCCGCAAACCAGCGGCGCTGCTCGTAGTGGGTAACGGCGCCCGGGTACGCACCCGCGGCGCCGTTGAGCGTGTAGACGCTCTCGGGCGGCGTGATCGAGGTGTCGGCCAGCACGTTGTCGTCAACGATGTTGGTTCCGGTGGTCGAGCCGACGTAGCCGAAGCTGCCGCCGCGCTGCTTGTAGACGCGGTAGCGCGAGGCGCCAGCCACGGCTGACCAGGAGACGGTGTTGAAGTTGCCCGACACCGTCAGGTTGTTGTTGGCGCTGACCGAAGTCGACGCCAGCGACTCGGTCACGCCGTCGGCCGCGATCGAGGTCACCACGTAGGTGTGCGGGTTTTGATTGCCGGGCGTGCCGACCGTGGCCGCGACCGCCACGCCTGTCGGCGCGGCAATCCCGGGCGCGAAGCTAACTGCCGTCAGGGTCCAGTTGGTCGCGCCCAAACGCTTAAGCTCGCGCGCCACGTAGTTTGGGTGCGTGAGCGTGAGCACATCGCTGTCTTGCGCGAAGTGCAGGTAGAACAGGTCGCCTTCAGCGTAGGTTGTGGCGATCTGGTAGACCCGCGCGACGCTGGCGCCGACTGCGACAGTCGCGTTGCCCCAGCGGTCGGCCGTGGTGAACGACACCGAGTCCACGACAGTTATGCGGTGAAATCGGTTGCCGATGAACACGTCGTCGCCGGTGCTGTAGAAGTGGAACCCGGTCAACTGAACCGTAGAGCCGACAATGGTGTTGATCGTCTTGGCCGATTCCAACACTGTTTGGCCGTTGATGAAGAACCGCAGCACCTGATGTCCGAACTCGAGCACCACGGTCTGGTCGGCGCTGTAGGCGAACGGGATCAGGCGCGTCTTGCGAGCAGAGTCGGCCACCTCGCCCACGAACCGGAACCCGGGCCGGCGCGTGGCGGGCCCGTGCGGCAGCGTAGTGAAGTTGCGCGCGAGCGCCAGGCCCGTCTGGTGCTTGGTGAGGTCCAGGCGCCCGTAGAGCTCGGGCGTGATCTCCCCGCCCGCGAAGCTGCGCAACAACGTCTTCATGGCTGAATGGTATGAACAGGTCGTCGGTCAACGGACACTCAGGGGCCAGGGTCTACCAGGTGCTCTTCTGCAGTGGCGCTGGACAGCGCGGAACGGGCCACGAGCCTGGCGGCTGCTGTGCGTCCGAACGGGCTCGCAGCCAGCAGGTGCTGGCCCGCCGGGATTCCGGTCTTGCCTGACAGTTGAGTCAAGCGGCGGCCCGTGGTGATCTTGAACTTGGGTGCCAAAATCGCCGCGCTGCCGAGCAGGGCAAACGCCGCCGGCACAACCTGCAGCGTTTCAACACCTTGCAGCGTCGCATCTGCTGGGCTGAGCGCGAAGCTCGCGGGGTCAACGGCGATCGCTGCGCCGTACTCCGAGACGGCGCTCAAGCCCGTCAGACTGAACGTGGCCGGCGTCGTGGCTGAAAGCAGGTCGGCCAGAGTCTGGGCGCTTGATCCCGTCAGGCTGAAGGCGGCCGGCGTCGTAGCCGAGAACCGGACGGCTAGGGTCTCAGCGCTGGCGCCCGTCAGGCTGAACGTGGCCGGTGTCGTGGCCGAGAGCAGGTCGGCCAGGGTCTGAGCACTTGACCCTGTCAGGCTGAATGTGGCCGGCGTGACGAACGTCCCAGCGTCGTACTGAGCGTCCGCACTTGACCCCGTCAGGGTGAACGCGCCGAGCGTCGTAGCTGACAACAAGTCGACCAGGGTCTGAGCGCTGGCACCCGTCAGGTTGAACGCGCCGGGCGTCGTAGCTGACAGCAAGTCGGCCAGGGTCTGAGCACTTGACCCTGTCAGGCTGAATGTGGCCGGCGTCGTGGTCGAAAGCAGGTCGGCCAGGGTCTGGGCGCTTGAGCCCGTCAGGCTGAAGGCGGCGGGCGTCGTGGCCGAAAGCAGGTCGACCAGAGTCTGGGCGCTTGAGCCCGTTAGGCTGAACGTGGCGGGCGTCGTGGCCGAAAGCAGGTCGGCTAGCGTCTGAGCGCTGGCACCCGTCAGGTTGAAGGTGGCGGGCGTGACGAACGTTCCAGCGTCGTATTGAGCGTCCGCGCTGGCACCCGTCAGGCTGAACGTGGCCGGTGTCGTGGCCGAAAGCAGGTCAGCCAGGGTCTGAGCACTTGACCCTGTCAGGCTGAAGGTGGCCGGCGTGACGAACGCCCCAGCGTCGTACTGAGCGTCCGCGCTGGCACCCGTCAGACTGAACGTGGCCGGTGTCGTGACCGAAAGCAGGTCGACCAGAGTCTGGGCGCTTGAGCCCGTCAGGCTGAACGTGGCCGGTGTCGTGGCCGAAAGCAGGTCGGCCAGGGTCTGAGCGCTGGCACCCGTCAGGCTGAACGTGGCCGGCGTTGTGGCCGAGAGCAAGTCAGCCAGGGTCTGAGCGCTTGAGCCCGTCAGGCTGAACGTGGCCGGTGTCGTGGCCGAAAGCAGGTCGGCCAGGGTCTGAGCGCTGGCACCCGTCAGGCTGAACGTGGCCGGCGTTGTGGCCGAGAGCAAGTCAGCCAGGGTCTGAGCGCTGGCACCCGTCAGGCTGAACGTGGCGGGCGTTGTGGCCGAGAGCAGGTCGGCCAGGGTCTGAGCGCTTGAGCCCGTCAAGCTGAAGGTGGCGGGCGTGACGAACGTTCCAGCGTCGTATTGGGCGTCCGCGCTGACGCCCGTCAGGCTGAACGTGGCCGGTGTCGTGGCCGAAAGCAGGTCAGCCAGGGTCTGAGCACTTGACCCTGTCAGGCTGAAGGTGGCCGGCGTCGTGGCCGAAAGCAGGTCGACCAGAGTCTGGGCGCTCAAACCCGTCAGGCTGAACGTGACCGTCGTCGTGGCCGAAAGCAGGTCAACCAGGGTCTGAGCGCTGGCACCCGTCAGGTTGAAGGTGGCGGGCGTGACGAACGTTCCGGCGTCGTACTGAGCGTTCGCGCTTGACCCCGTCAGGCTGAACGTGGCGGGCGTCGTGGCCGAAAGCAGGTCGGCCAGGGTCTGGGCGCTGGCGCCCGTCAGGCTGAACGTGGCGGGCGTCGTGGCCGAGAGCAGGTCGGCCAGGGTCTGAGCGCTGGCGCCCGTCAGGCTGAACGTGGCGGGCGTCGCGGCCGAAAGCAGGTCGGCTAGGGTCTGAGCGCTGGCACCCGTCAGGCTGAACGTGGCCGGCGTTGTGGCCGAAAGTAGATCGGCCAGTGTCTGAGCGCTTGCGCCCGTCAGGCTGAACGCTGCGGGAATTGTGAGCAGCGGGAGTTCAGCAAAGAGCTCCGCGCTCGAGCCCGTCAGGCTGAACGTGGCCGGCGTCGTGGCCGAAAGCAGGTCGGCCAGGGTCTGAGCACTTGACCCCGTCAGGCTGAACGTGGCCGGCGTCGTGGCCGAAAGCCGATCGGCCAGGGTCTGAGCACTTGACCCTGTCAGGCTGAACGTGGCCGGCGTGACGAACGCTCCAGCGTCGTACTGAGCGTTCGCGCTGGCACCCGTCAGGCTGAACGTGGCCGGCGTGACGAACGTTCCAGCGTCGTACTGAGCGTTCGCGCTGACACCCGTCAGGCTGAACGTGGCCGGCGTCGTGGCCGAAAGCCGATCGGCCAGGGTCTGAGCGCTGGCACCCGTCAGGCTGAACGTGGCCGGCGTCGCGGCCGAGAGCAAGTCAGCCAGGGTCTGAGCACTTGACCCCGTCAGGCTGAACGTGGCCGGCGTGACGAACGTTCCAGCGTCGTACTGAGCGTTCGCGCTGACACCCGTCAGGCTGAACGTGGCCGGCGTCGTGGCCGAAAGCCGATCGGCCAAGGTCTGGGCGCTGGCACCCGTCAGGCTGAACGTGGCCGGCGTCGTGGCCGAAAGCCGATCGGCCAGGGTCTGAGCGCTGGCACCCGTCAGGCTGAACGTGACCGTCGTCGTGGCCGAAAGCCGGTCGGCCAGAGTCTGAGCGTTCGAGCCCGAGATGACGAAGCCGCGCTCGAACGTGTCGAGGATGGCGCCGTTCAGGTCCAGCGACGCCGTCGGGGCGGTGGTGATCCGCCCCCAGTCGTACAACGCCGAGGGGGCGCTGGTGATGCTGCCGTAGCTCTGGTTCTCTTGGACGAACGGCCGCGTTACCGTGAACGCGGCGGGAGTCGTCTCAATGCTGTAGGCGGCCACGGCAATAGACCCCTGGGACGCGCGCCAGGGGGTGGCCTAAGATCAGGCCAGCGTGAAGATCGTGCCGGGCGAGGCGTTGTTGAACTTGACCGTGAAGGTCTCGCCCGACGTCAGCGTGATCGAGCTGCCGTAGTCGAACCAGCCGATCAGCGCGTCGGCCGGCGACGTGGCCGTGTCGTTGTACAGCACCGCGTAGCGGAACGGCCCGAGGTTGCCAGTCGCGGTCCACTGCACCTGCGTGCCCGACACCGTGGTGGTGCCCGAAGTCTCGCTCACGGAGATGGTGGTCGTACCCCCACCGGCGGTGTAGCCGTTGGCGGCGACCGGCGCCGGGTGATCGGTGGTGTTGAAGCCCGTCTGCGTGGCCAGCGGGGCGGTGTTGGTCAACGCGACCTTGAAAGTGTGAGCGTCGAAGTCGTGGATGCCGCGGATCAGCTGGTCGCTGAAGTCGTTGACCTTGTTGAATGCCGAGGTGGCCATGATCGTGTCCTTCGTGGGTCAGGGGAGAACTTTGTTCCAGACGGCGCTGGCGATGTTGTCCAGGATGCCGTCCAACGCGGCGGTGTTGAGCGGCGCCCCGTTGGTGCCGGCGCCACCCGGGTGAAGCGCCGGGCGAGCGGTGACGTTCGACGAGTCCTGGCTGGCGTTCGCGTCTCGCACGGCAGCTTCGCGCAAGGCGTTGAGGCCCGCCTTCGTCCATGCGTCGCCGATCGTAATGGCCTCGCGGCCCTTGATGATCGGCCCGGCCAGGTAGCCGGCGAGCAGCATGCCAAGGCCCGTGACAAAGTCGGCCGGATACTTGGTGGTGTCGGTGACGTCGCGCGTGTAGATCAAGACCGCGCCACTCTGGTTCGTGTACAGCGCCCCGCCTTCGATCTCGTAGTCGGCCGCCCCCAGGTCGTAGGAGTTCGCGCTGGCGATGACGCGACGCGCTCGCAGGCAGTCCTGCGGCAGTGCGTAGCGGTAGGTCCACTCGCTGAGATCGTTCACGAGCTGAGCCAGCGCAACGTGGGTGCGGGCGAAGGTCCACGAGTGCGCGGCCAGCGCGGTGCGGCGCGCGATCGGGTAGAACCGCGCGCCGTGGCCCGCCTCGACGCTACCGTCAGGCGGTTTCAACTGCGTCACCACCGCGTCTGCGCCAAGATGGCTCAGCGCGATGTTGACGATGTCGACCTCGCTGGCCATGCGCTTGCCTCGTCAGACCAAAGCGTCGACCGACTTGTCGAGCGGGCCGGCCGGCGCTTCCTTGCCGAGCTGCGACAAGGCCACGGGGGCCTCGCGCCGGCGGCGGCCGGCGGCCGGCGCCGCGGGGGCTGCCGTGTCGGCCCGCACGAACCAGCTCGCGGCCAGGGTGTCGGGCACCTCGAGCTCATCGCCCGGGCGAACCCGACGGCCATCGTAGAACGCGGACTGGATCGCGCGGACTTTCATGGCTCACCCCCGATCAGAGCTGGAACGGCGCGTCGTAGGCCTTCCAGGCGGCCGGCGTGTGCGTCAGGAACGCATCGATCTTGCCGGCGGTGAAGGCGGCCGTGCCGGTCACCTGCTGGATGCCGATGTAGCGCTCGTAGGCCACGCCTTCGATCGGCAGCTGGGCGACCAGCAGCGACCGACCGGCCGTCATGTTCGCCACCGGGAAGGCCCGGCTGGAGAACAGGACCGTCGGCGAGGACAGGCTCGCGTTGTCGTCGGTGACCAGGTTGAACTGGCCGGTGGCCGACCCGCCCGAGGTGGCGGTCGTCTCCACCTCGACGACGAGGTACAGCGGCTCGGCCTGGCCGATGTCGCGGCCGGCGACGCCCAGGTCGATGACGTCGCCGATCAGGTAGCTGCCCGCGCCGCCCGTGTTGAGGGCCGTCGCGTCGCAGAGCTCGGTGCGCTTGTCGAGAATCATGGTGGTGTTCCTTTCAGGTCAGAGTGCTGCGGGCGGTCAGGAGACGACGGACTCGGTGTTCAGGAGCGCGTCGGTGCGCACCACCGGGATCTCGTCGAACATCATCACGCGCTTGCCGGCCACCGACTCGAACGTCAGGTTCGAGCTGACCTTCTCGAGGATGCCCAGGCGCAGCTTCTCGCGGATGTTGCGGTTGCAGTAGAACGCCGCACGGCCCGCGCCGAAGCTCGGGATGCGCTCGGCCGCCTGGATCATCCAGTTGATCAGGTTCTTCGTGTTGGCGACCGTGGTCAGGTCGGACACGTCGATGTTGGCGACGCGCACGATGTAGCGCCAGTCGCGCACCGTCAGACCGCAGTCCCAGCGGTAGTGCGAGCGGTACATCTGCGCGCGGCCGCTGGCGCCGTCGACGTTCTCGACCGTCACCTCGCCCAGGTCACGCATCTGCACGCCGCCAGTCGAGCCCTTCGGGTAGATGCCGTGGCAGGTGTTGGGGCCCCAGACCACCAGCCAGATCGAGGTGTTGTCCGAGCCCGAACCAGAGGCGTTGACGATGTTGTCGCCGTTCTGCGCGGACAGCGAGTTGAACCGCGGCGCGAAGCCGGTGAACGCCTCGGGCTCGGTCGACTCGTTGCCGTAGAACAGCGTCTGCGCCATCTCCTGGCTCATCGCCTCGACGAACGCCTTGTCCTCGGACAGGCGGAACGCGGCGGCGTTGCCGTTCAGATCGGCCAGGGCCTTGTCGACCTCGGCGTAGGCCTCGAGCATGCCGCACGAGTCGGTGACCTGCGCGGTCGTCGACTTCGACGGCTGCACGCCGCCGTACAGCTTGCGCCAGGTCACGCCCGGCAGGCCGGTGCGCACCGTGGTCTTGTGGCCGGTGGGCAGGTTGCCCTCCATGAACGTCATGTCGTTCAGGATGGGGTTCGTCGCAGCCAGCAGCTCGACGATCTTGTCGACGTTGAGGTTGGGATCGAGACGCGAGGCGACGTCGATCAGGGTCGGGTTGTTCGCGGACAGGAGGGACATGATGGGTTCCTTACTTCATCGAGGGAAACAGACTCTTGGCGAGGTCGGACTCGGTGGCGGGCGCCTTGGGCGCGCCGCGGACGAAGCCGTCCTCGCTGATCGCTTTGCCGGCCTTGTAGAACGCCTTCACCACCTCGGGGTGGTTGCCCAGCCCGGTCTGGTTCAGCAGCTCCTTCAACGCTGGCGACCCGAAGGTGTCGACGGCTCGCTTCGCGACCGCTAGGTTCTCGGCGAGCTTCTCGCCGCCGATCTCCTTGTCGGTCTTGACCGATTCCGCCCAGCTCTCGATGAGTGCGGCGTGCGCTTCGTGTTGCGCGCGGGCCCGGCTTGCGGCCAGGTCGGCGAGCTTCTTGGCCGCCTCGGGTTGGAGCTTCAGCTCCTTCGCGAGCGCCTTGAACTCGGTAGCGCCTTGCTCATCGAGGGCCACGCCCTCGGGCACTTCAAACTCGATGTCGACATCGGGCTCGGCCGGCGGCGTGGTGGGCGCCGGCGTCGCCTCGGTGGGCGTCGGGTTCGCTGGACTGGACTCAGCCCCAGTCGGTGGCTGCTGTTCCCCGGGGGTCGTGGTCGGTGTCCCGGTTCCCTGCGTTTCGTCGCTCAACTCGCGTACTCCTTCAGGAGCTTCACATAGCTCTCGGGCGCGATTTCGAGGATCTCTGCCATGAGGTACAGACCGAGGTGACGCTTGCCTTCGTTGAAGGCCATCACACTGCCGCTGTGGTTGAACGACGTGCGATGCACCCCGGACTCCTCAAGCAGACGGCTCACGATGCGCCGCCCTTGAGCGTGGGCCATCAGCCACTTGAAGTCTTCGACCTGCTGCTTGCGCTTGAGGGCGTGCCGTGCTTTCTCGGCGGCCTCCTCGTGCTCGTCAACAGGTTCGATCGGATCTCGCATGACTGACGGGCGGGATGGTAGGCGCGGGCCTGGCGCCCACGGACACGATCACGGCGCAGCGTTGATCCAGAGCTGGGTGCTGGCCTGGTACTTGAGCACCTGGCCGTCCTGCGGGTTGGTGATCTTGACGTTGTGCAGCTCGTCGAGCTCGAACCCGTTCACCACCTTGACGAACACCGAGCCCTGCGTCGCGTGCGAGCGCACGACGACACCCATGAACACGGAGTGGTTGGGCGCCACCGGCTTCGTGGTGGTCAGCCCACCGGCCACGGTCGGCGACAGCCAGGCGATCTGGCCCTCGGTCAGCGCGCTGGTGTTGAAACCGCGCACCAGGCCCTGCGTCACGACCAGGCCCGACTGGTTCTTGGCGATGTCCTCGTACAGCACGCCGAACGTGCGCGAGCTCGCGACCTCGCCGTCGGCCTGCGCGAGCTCGATCGACACGCGCTGCCCCTGAGCGCCGGCGATGTAGACCGCCTGGCCCTTGGTCATGTCGGCGCCGGTGTGGTTGGTCGAAGTCTGGCCGATCACCACGTCGCCGGCCACGCCTTGGAACAGGAACAGCCGTTCCTCGCCGTCGTTGGCGTCCTTGACGCCGGCCACGTTGCCCGTCTCGTCGAGCAGGAACGGGACCGACGTGACGCTCTTGTAGGCCACGCTACTGCACCATCGCCGGGCTCGGGCTGGAATAGCCCTGCAGCATGCCCATCACGTCGCGCAGCTGGTCGGTGTTGATCTCGCTCGCGGCCTTGGCGCTGTCGACCGCGGCGGGCACCGAGGCGGCGGCCTGGGCGGCCTGGGCGGCCTGGGCGCGCGCGGCGCGCACCTTGGCCGCGTCCTCGTCGCTCACGATCAGCGCCGGGTTGACGCCGAAGGCGTTGGCCATGTCGTCGATGATCTGGTCGAAATTGACCTTGTCGAGGATCTCGGGTTTGACCGGTGCCAGGCTCACCGCGGTGGTGACCAGGCGCTCCATGCCGTTGACCGCCACCGCGCGCTGCGCCTGGGCCAGCACGGAGATGAACTCGATGTCGAGGTCGACGCCCTGGATCTCGGGCGGCGCCGGCGGCAGGATGTTGGCCTCCATGCAGCGCTCGAACGTGATGTCGATCAGGGGCGAGAGCAGCTCGTTGTGGATGCGCTCGAGCACGGGCCCGAGCATGAGCAGCTTCTCTTCGTGGCGCTCGGCGACCTCGGTGGCGGTCATGCGGCCGTTGGCCGGCTGCGCCTGCAGCATCAGGAACAGGTCGGCGTAGTAAGCCTGGCGGATGCGGTCGCGCGTGTCGCGGATCGAGTCCATCAGGAAGTCCAGGCGCAGGTTCACCTCGAACGCCGAGCGCACGCCACTGCCGGGGCTCATCGCGTCGACGTACATCACCCCGCCCGGCAGTCGGCTCTGCGCCGCGTCCTTGTAGGCGGTGGGCACCTGCAGCGGCGGGTTGACCTGGTACTCGATCGCCTGCGCCTTGCGGGTCTGCTCGTACTGCAGCTGCTTGACGTCGCCGAGCGCCTCCATGCCGGGGCTGCGACCGTAGACGTCGTTGCCGGTCACGACCCAGCGCGGGGCCAGCACCGGGAAGCGCCGGAACCCCGACTCGCTCAGGTACTTGTCGAAGGCCTCCTTGCCCGGCTCGAAGTAGCACGAGGCCACGGGCATGTTGCGCCCGTCGCGCTTGCGCAGGTCGCGCTCGCGCCGCGGCTGGATCAGGTGCACCACGTCGACCCAGACGTCGTAGGCGCCGCGGTCGTACAGGTTGCGCACGGCCTGGCTGCAGCTGTCCTTGCCGAACTGGCCGACCATCTGGCCGACCGTCATCTTCATCTCGCGCGCCAGCGTGTCGATCTTGCCGCGGTGGTCGTGCGCGAGGTAGTATTCCCCGATCGTCATCGGGTAGTGGTGGATCACGTTGTCGAAGTCGGGCAGCACCACGTCGGCCCAGGTGCCGAACGCGCCGAGCTCCTCGTAGCACGAGTGCAGCGTGTTGTACGTGTTCGAGGCCGCGAACACTTGGCGCATGATCTCGCCGGCGTCGTGCAGCCACTGCTTGACCGGCGCGAACTCCATCAGGTCGCGGTCGGCCAGGCCGAGGCGGAACCAGGGGCGCGCGGGGCTCGTGACCCCAGACATCATGCCGGCGGCCAGCGTGCGCACGGCGAAGATCGCCGTGTTGTCGTAGACGTGCTGGTTTTTCTTCTTGCCCTCGTTCGTGTCCGAGGTCAGGAACCGCCCGGCACGCGGGAACTGGTACTGCGCGATCTGCAGCCAGTGGTTGTCCCAGGACGAGCGCTCGGCCTTGAGCGCGGCCAGGCGTGCAAGCTTGCGATTGATGTCGCTGCCGGCGCCGCCGTAGCTCTCCGACGCCTCGGGGCCGAGGCTGTACATGCGCTCAGCCTCCCAGCAGCGAGGTGCCGCCCGTCGAATAGCTGCCAGGCGACACGCCGGTGGGCCCGGCCAGCATCGTGCCCGAGGCCATGCCGGCGGCCTGGCGCTGCCGACGGCGCACGGCCATCGAGTCAGGCTGCTTGACCTCCTGCGGTGGCGGCGGGGGCGGCGGGATCTTGGGCGATGACATGCACACGGTCGGTGCTCCAGGGGTCAGGTGCGCCGATTGTGCGCAGCCCGGGCCACCCCACGGACACGCGCTCAGAACGCGGCCAGCGGGTCGAAGCCGGTGACCACCGACACGTCGTAGCCGGCTAGGCGCACGCCGCCCTGGTGCGCCGCCTCGCGCCGCAGGTTGCGCTCCTTGCGCACCGGGAACGCGAAGGTGAGCGCGAGCGCGTCGCCCAGGTCGGGCGACGGCAGGCCGCGCGCCTTGATGTCGTCCTTGCTCTCGAGCGCCACGCGGTCCTGCGTGTCGAACCGGTAGATCGGCGCGGCCAGGTCCTGCATCAGCGCGGTGTTGCGCGGGATCACGCCGCCGGCCATTAGCCACTCGCGCATCTCGAACCACATCTCGCTGCGCTTGTTCACGTAGCGCGCCTTCGAGGGTCGGCCGCCGAAGTGCACCTCGGTGACGTCGTGGCCCATCTGGCGCAACTTGTCGATCACGCCCGCCCCGTTGCCCGCGTCGACGAACACCGCGTCGGCGTTGAAGTCCTCGATTGTCTGCGCCACGTAGCCGGCGAGCGCCATGTTGTCGACCTTGGTATAGACCCGCGGCGCGAGCGCGTGCAGGCCCTGGCGCGGGAAGATCACGCTGCGGTCGTCGCCGAAGCGCGCCGGGTCGACGCCCAGGATCACCGGGGCGAAGTCGTACTGGTCGCGGCGCAGGTGGCGGCGCGTGGCGAGCTCGACGTCGGCCAGGCTGATGAGCTGCTCGTCGCCCGCAGCGCTGAAGTCGCACAGGTACTCGCGCCGCCAGGAGAGCTCGGACATCTCCGACTGCAGGCGCGCCACCTCGGACGGCGGCAGCGACTCGGTGTCGTGCACGGTGTAGAGCGCGCTGTACCAGTTGGGCTTGTCGCGCGCCTCGAAGAACAGCTTGCTGAACAGGTTCACGCCCTTGGGCGTTCCGATGAACAGCGCCCAGCCCAGGCGGTCAGACAGCGCGGGCTGCAGGATGTCGTCCCACACCTCGGGCGCCATCTGCGCCACCTCGTCGAGCACCACGCCGTCGAGGCGCACGCCGCGCATGCGGTCGGGCGAATCGGCGCCGTAGACCCGGATCACGGCGCCGTTGGTCACGAACCGCACCCAGAGCTCGGACTCGTTGATCTCGACCAGCCCGCGCATGAGCAGCGGCGTGACCTTCTGCTTCAACCGCAGCCAGGCGATCGCCTTGGCCTGCTTGAGCAGCGGCGCGACGTAGAAGAACAGCCCGAGCTCGCGGTCGAAGCGCAGGGCCTTGTCGATCAACTCGGCCAGGGCCAACTCGGTCTTGCCGGCCCGGCGGTGCAGCGCCAGCACCGTGAAGCGCCGGCGGCTCTGGTGGCACTCGCGCTGCCACGCGCGCGGCCGGTAGCCCAGGTCGATCGTCGTCACACCAGGTCTTCGATCCGCACCGTGTCGTCGGGCACGCCGGTCACGATCACGGTGCGCGTCTGCACCGGCCCGCCGTCGGCGCCGGTCTGCTCGATGCGCTCAGCGAAGACCTTCTTGCGCCGGCCCTTGAGCAGCAGGGCCAGCAGCGAGTCGCTGTAGACCATGCGCTTGCCCACGAGCTGGCCGCCCTGGTAGACCGGCTCCTCGACGCCGTCGACCGCGCGGCGGCGCGCCTCGCGCTCGAGCTTGTCGGCCGCCATGTCGATCGCCTCGTCGACGGCCTGGGCGAACTCCTCGTCGTCCTGGCGGCGGCGGAACACGGTCGAGCGGTCGATGCCAGCGGCGGCCGCGGCGTCGGTCAGGATGCCGCATTCGGCGAGGTGCGCAAGGAAAGCATCGGTCCAGAGGTGGCGGGTGTTGCCCATGCTCCGACCTTATCCGCCCTTGCGCCGGTCACGGACACGCACCCAGTCGGCCGCCACTTGGCCGCGCCGGTAGCCCGCAACGATCTTCCAGACGCAGCCCTTGCTGACCTCCATCTTGCCGGCGATCTCGGCCAGGGTCAGGCCCTCTTCGCGAAGCCGGTGCACCAGCTCGACCTCGTGGTCCGTGAGCACCGCCCGGGGATGCTCCTCACCGATGCGCCGGCGCCGATCGTTGACCGGGACCAGGCGGGACTTTGCGGATTTCTGCACGCTCACCATGCCAGGGCCTTTCTGTAAAAAACTTCAAAGACCAGGGGGTCAGGGGGTTCACCGCTGCACCGCGGATAACTGCACCGTGCACCACCCCCTATAGGGGTGGTGGTGCGGTGCGGTGCAGTTATCCACAGCCTGCACCACGCACCACGATGCGCACGGTGCATCGCGGTGCACGGCGGTGCAAGTGATTCCTTGCATGTTCGCGATTCCTTGCACGTTCACATGACCGCGATGCAGCCGTCATCGCCGATCCAATACGGTGCCGTGTCGCCGTTGCACAGGCTCTCCAACGCGCGCTTCGCGTGCTGGCGCCTCGTGTCCCGCTTGCCGTCAGCCGGCGGGGCCATGCGCTTCACCGCCTCGCCCAGCACCGCCGCCACCTCGATGCCCGCGGTCTGGGCCTTGGCCATCTCCTGGATCACCTCATTGACGATCGCCTCGTTGGGGCCCAGCTGGCGCAGCAAGCGCACGCCCTGGAGCTCGGCCTCGACCACCACGCACGAGGTGATGGGCTCGAGGTCCTCGTCGACACCCACCTGAACCACGTCAAGCGCAAAGCCCCACTCAAGCCCGTCCTCGCCGTCCTTGGCCTTCGACAAACGCAGCGAGCGCTGGCCGGTCTCGGTGCGCACCACCTCGATCTCGGCGTCGGCCGCCGCGCGCAGCCCTGACCAGCCCCGGGCGCCCCTGGCCTGGTCCTTGCCGCTGTGGTGGATCAGCACCACCAGGGCGCCTGTGAGCTCGTGCAGGCGCTTGCAGTGGCCCAGGGCCTTGCCCATGTCCTCGCCCGCGTTTTCATTGGCCCCGGGCGTGGTCTGGGCCAGCGTGTCGACCACGATCACGCTGGTGTCGGCACCGGCGGCCAGCACGCCCGCGGCCAGGTCCTTCGCGTCCTCGAGCAGCATCAGGTTGGGCGCGCCGTTGAGCACGCTCACCGGCACCTGGGCAAGGTCGACCTTGTGGTGCTGTGCGTAGGCCGCCAGGCGCTTCCTGAAGCCGTCAGCGCCCTCCGCGGCCACGTAGGCCACCCTGCCCTGCCTGACCTTGCGCCCGCGCCACGGGCGGCCCTGGGCGATGGCCAGCGCCAGGTCGAGCACGACGAAGCTCTTGCCGGCCCCCGAGGCGCCGTAGATGACCGCCAGGCCGGCCTGCGGGAGCACGCCCTTCACGATCCACGGCGCGGCCGTGGTGCTGGCGAAGGTGTGCACGGGCTCGAACTGAAACCGCAGGCGCTTGCCGCCCTCCTGCGCCGCCTGGACGGTCTCGGCCACCATGACCTCGAAGTCCTCGGCGCTCGCTGGTGCGCCGCCCGCCAGGCCCGCGCCGTGCTCGTTGGCCAGGTGCACGAACGTCTTGCCCGTGACCACCGGGCCGGCGCCCTTGCCGAAGCTGTCCCAGCGCTGGCGCAGGATGTCGCGGCCGGGGAACTTCGCGCCCTTCTCGCTCCAATCGCACCAGTAGTCGAACCCCTCGCCCCGGGTCTCGTGGTGCAGCGCCATGCCGACCTGCAGCCACTCGTCGTGGCCGGTGTCGGGGTCGAGGTGCTCAAGGCCCTGCTCGATCTGGCTGGGCGTGAGGCCGAGCACCGGGTCGTCGTGGCTGGTCGTGGGCCCGTCGACGCGCTGGAAGCGCTGGCGCACCAGGGCCATCACCTCCTCGCCGATCGGCGCCACGGTGTTCGCGTTGCCCAGCACGTCGCAGATGTCGAGGCGATTGCCGGTGACGGTCACGAAGCCCTTCGTACTGAAGACCTCAAACCCGTAGGCACCCTCGAACGACTTGCGGTTGAACAGCAGCCCGCGCAGCAGCACGCGCACGCCGGTGCCCGACGGCGACCACTCGGCGTAGCTGGTCGCGGCGATCGCCTCGACCTCGGGGTGCAGCTGGCCACCGACGACGCAGCGATCGAAGTCGAGCGCGGTCACGTTGAGGTCGGGCAGCAGCGCCAGGCCGACGCCGTCCATCCCGCGCCGGGCCGCCGCAGCGCGCGCCGCGTCGAACGTCACGAGCTCGTGGCGGTCCTCGGCCCCGCCCTGCTGGCCCTGGCGCCGCCGGCCGTTGGCGTAGTACGGCACCTTCCTCGGCTTGTCCTCGCCCTCGTGGTACTCGAGCCGCCACATGAGCCAGCCCGGGATCTCCCGGAGCTCATCGGGGACGGTGACGGTGTTGAGATGGGCGCTGAGCTTGGTCACGGCTGTCATGATCAGACGATGTTGGCGAGGCACTCGATGCGGGCACCGATCCACCGCACCACCGGCACTGCCCAAGAGTTCCCAAGAGCCTTGTAGCGGGGGCCGTCAGGGCACTCACTGGCGGGCTTCTTGCGCCACGGGATGGCGGTGTAGTTGTCAGGGAAGCCTTGCAGGCGTTCGCACTCGACGGGGGTTAGGCGGCGGACTTGCATGGTTGTCAGGGCGATAGCCGGCAGCGGTCGCCCGCCCCCGGTTGGTGAGCCTTTGAGCAATGGCCCCGTTGGTTCTTCTGGCGTGTGTCCGTTGTTTTCGTAGTCCACGCCAGCAAGAAAAGCCACAGCCGTTGGGTTTTTGGCTCCCATAGCCGGAGCCAGATTCTTTGATGCTGCGTGCTGTGTGCCGGATAGGTTGGCAGGGAACGCCGCCGGCACCAGCGGCGTCCCGCGCCCCGTGCCGTCCTCGCTGGCGTCGAAGCCTTCGCCGCGCAGCGAGTGAGTCACTGGCAGGATGTCTTCTGTTTCCCAGTCGAAACGGCTTCCAGTGCCTGTTGTAAGGCACTTGGCAGCGTCTTGCCCCGCTTCTCTGCTCGGCGCAGAATCCCGGCGCACGCCTTCCCACTCAAAAAGAACCGCTGCGGAATCGAACCCCTCTCGAGCACTTGCGACAACGAACACACGGCGGCGTCGTTGGGCCAAGCCGAAATATTGGGCATCCAGGACACGCCAGGCGACTGCTCGCGCGGGGCCAAGCACAACACCAGCGTCCGTCCACTTGCCCCCTGGCGGCTCAAGCGGCACGTCCTCTCCGGCAAGTCCAGCAACAAAGCAGCCGAAGGCGTTGTCCTTGGTGGACAAGACTCCGGGGACGTTCTCCCAGAACACGATGCAGGGTTCTGCGCCGGCAGCGCGGCGCTGGTCGTCGATGGCATTGGCGATCTCGCAGAAGGTCAAGGACAGGTTGCCGCGAGCATCGTCAAGCGAGCGCCGCAGGCCGGCGACGGAGAACGCCTGGCACGGCGTGCCTCCGCACAGAATGTCGGGCGCCTCGACCTCGCCCAGCGCCAGCAGCGCAGGGATGTCGGTCATGTCGCCCAGGTTGGGGGTGTTGGGGTAGTGGTGCGCGAGCACCGCAGAGGGGAACGGCTCGATCTCGGCGAACCACGCGGCCTGCCAGCCCAGAGGTTCCCACGCCACGCTCGCGGCTTCGATGCCGCTGCAGACTGATCCGAATCGCATCGCTCAGTCGGCTGAGCCGCCCTCGGACTCCAGCGCGAGCTCGCCCTGGCGCGGATCGACGATCGGGAAGTGGCTGGCCACCGCCCGCTCGCCCAGGCACTTCTGCGCATACTCGCAGCCGCGGCATGCCTCGACGACATCGGTGCGGTAGACGATCGGCAGCCGGCCCTTGCTGGCCTTGGCCATCGCCTTCGTCGCGCGCTCGATCTCGCCGCCGCGCGCGGCCGACACCTCGCGGAACCCGCCGGCGTAGTGGTAGAGCATCGCCCTGGAGGTGCCCACCATCTCGGCAAGCGCTTCCTGCTCCTGGGGCGTGGCGGCCATCATCCAGGCCTTCATGGGGGTGATCGTGATCGTGATCGTGGTCATGGTCGGGGTTGGTGAAGAGGGGCCCCGACTGTAGCATTCTGTAAAGGTATTGCACAGCCTGCTATGAGTGTGCGAGGCTTGCCG